TCTTAAAACTGAGGGACACTTGGATTGGATGCCTAAGGATTCTCAGAATGCAGCTATTACTGAACTAGCCCGAGCTATAAAAGCTGGGTTAGAAGAATCTTTAGTCATGCCTAACAAGGGTAAGGAATATCTTAGGAAGATTGGGGAGATAGCAAGTAATCTTAATGAACACATTGTTTATACCACACCATCAGGATTCCGTGTGGTCCATGCTTACTTCAAACCAACGAAGCGTCGTAGCTTTGCTGAGTTATTTAATAAAAAAGAATTAATCTTTGCTACCCATAGTCAGACGGATGTGGATCGCAAGGCAGTTATGCAGGCTATATCACCTAACTGGATACATAGTTTAGATGCCAGTCATTTATTCTGTACAGTGTATCGTGCTATAATGAATGGAATGTACCAGTTCTCTATGGTTCATGATTCCTATGGTTGTCCTGCTCCAGATATGGATTTATTAGTACCATTCATAAGGGAAGAATTTTATGAAATGCATAAGGAAGACCAGCTACAGAGACTCAAGGAGGATGTTGAAGAACAACTCGGATTGTCATTGCCAGAGCTGCCCGAAAGAGGACAATTCGAAATTGAAAGAGTTCTCAGATCTGATTACCTCTTTGCTTGAGATAAGGGAAATCATTTGGGTTGACGCTCATTCTCAGGGTGGTCCTGAGTGGGTCACAGTAGAGGAAGCGTATTCATATGCCACAGAACCTTTACCTCAGATTAAAAATGTAGGTTATATTTTATTTGAGAATGAGGAGTATGTAGCATTCACGGATACAGTTGGGGAGGATACGACAGGAACGGTTCATAGTATTCCCCGGGAGATTATTATTGAGATGTCAACTTTAAGAAGGGGGCAAAATCATGACGATGAGGTTGATAGACAGTGAACATGAGATGGAAGAAGCTATAAGTTATACGGTTAACTTGGTGAGGAATTGTAGAGGAAATAAAGATATAACCTTTACCTTTCCATCCAAGGAATTGTCCCGTATATTCTTAACAAACCTTGCAGCCACTTTCTTTGTACAGAAACTAGCTCCAGTTAAGGGGCTACATATTAATGTCTTTATTCCTGAGGATGGTTTAGATGATGATGACGAAGACGGATTTGAGTTCGACTTTGATTCTGATTGAGGATGGAGACTACATAATCTCTAATGATGAGATCATTATCTTAGATTTAGATATTATAATAAACGACCCGGAGGATTTTGACGATGAAGAAACCGATTAATAAAATTCAACAGAAGCATCGTAATGGTAAGCTGGATGTATATAAGCCAGTCAAGGCTTATTATGAGGAATGGGTTCATGAGGTTGATGCTAATGGAGACTTCGTGAAAGCGTACCCTAAGCCCGGTACACGGAAGCGTGCTGACCTGCCACCCATTGCAACACAATGGCAGCAGGATTATAGAAATAGATTTTGTAAGGATAAACAAGATGTCAAGAGTTCTAGTAATAGGTGATCTCCACCTACCTGCTGAGCATCCTGAATACTTTGATTTTGTAAAGCTTATTAAACGAAAATATAAGACAAACAAAACAGTGTTCATTGGGGATATAGTAGACCACCATGCTATCTCGTTTCATAAGAAACACCCTGAGTCTGATTCTGCGATGCATGAGTATTGGAATATAGTGGAGACTATTAAAAGATGGAAACGATTGTTTCCTGTGGCAGATGTTATGATTGGAAATCATGACGAGCGGGTTATTAGATTGAATGCTGATGTCGGTATCCCTACTGTATATCTTAAAAACTATAGAGAGTTATGGGGTACTCCACATTGGAAGTGGGAATATACCACACAGATAGATGGTGTTAATTATTCTCATGGTACAGGAACTAGTGGTATAGCCCCTGCATTTAATTCTGCAAAACTTACAGGAAATTCTTGGGTTATGGGTCACACCCATAGTGTTGCTGGTATACAATGGTTGAAGACACCAGTTGGAAACCATATATTTGGTATGAATGTAGGGTGTGGAATAGATGCAGGGCATGTTGTTATGAACTACGCTAAAAATCATATGAAGAAACCGATTGTTTCTGTAGGTGTAGTTATAGATGGTCATCCGTATTTAGAAGTTTTAGACAAGGAGAATTGAATTGTCGGAGGATACAATGGTTATGAATGAAGATAAAAAGGATACCCCCGATCAGGGGCCGTCACTACCGCCCGGAATTAAAACGGAGGCTGTGCTATCATTTCTTGGTAACATCAGTCGTGCGTTGAATGAACTGGCAGACGGAATTAACCAGACGATTACTAATATTGTAACTGAAGGTACTAAAATGGAAGCTACTGAAGAAGGAGAAGCTAACGATGAAGCGCGGTAATTCTTTTGTGACTGAGGATCTTGAGGTTCGTTGGTCACACCTACACAAGCCGGATAGCAAGTTTGGTCTTGACTCGGCTAATCACAACATCACTGTAATTCTTGATGACGAAACCATGCAGTACATGGATGATGTCGCCAAGGAATTGGGATGCACTAAAATTAATAGTCTTAAAACTGAGGATGATGGGATTAGTACACTCAAGTCAAAGACTAAGATCTTTGTTAGAAAGGAAGTCCATGCATTTCCGTGCGTTGATGCGTCAGCAAAGCCTACGACGGCTACTCCTTATGGTGGTGATAGGGTTAAGCTTAGGCTTACTCCTGTCGTCATTGAGCGTGATAATTCTCTGAGCATGTTCCTTAATGGTGTTCAGATTATTGAGAAGGCAGAACGAGACTTTACTGGTGGCTTTGAAGCTACAGATGGTTTCGATGGTTCTGAGCATAAGGCCGAAACTATTGTAAACACTGACGCTGGAGATACTGAGGATCTCCCGTTCTGATAGGAGTCTAGCTGTGCCAGAGTGGAGATTTAATATTAATCCCATAGCAGCCAGTAGACCCCGTGTTTCTAGGTATGGTGCATACTTTACTGGACCATATAAGAAATTCAGGGCGGAGTGTGCAGAAGAAGTGTATGAAGTTCTAGGTACGGATTTCGAGCTTATCGAAGGTCCAATTATTGTAGACTTGGAGTTGTTTATTACTCGACCTAAGAAAACTAAACTAGAATATCCAAAGGCAGACGTAGATAATTTTGCTAAGGCTGTCTTGGATGTTCTGAATAAGAAACTTTGGGTTGATGATTCTCAAATTCATAAGTTATACATTACTAAACAATGGGCCGAAGCTGGTGAACCCGGCTACTTCCTTATTGGAGTTGATAAGTTGTAGGGGATGGGGGTTGGCTTCGTCCTGTGATAATGGCAAGCCAACCCTCGTCTTCTCATTGCCCTCGTAGCCCAACGGCAGAGGCAATGGACTTAAAATCCATACAGTGTGGGTTCGAATCCCACCGAGGGTACTATATACCCCGGCCTTCACCGGATGGCGCAGGCTACCTAACCCTCCTGTCGGCAATGAGGAAAGCCGTGGCCGGGTAAAGAGACCTCTACGGGCCAGTAGCTCAGCGGTCAGAGCAAACGGCTCATAATCGTTCGGTCCCCGGTTCGAATCCGGGCTGGCCCATTTAGGAGAAATACTATGGACAGACAAAAGTTTCGTGATCGTATGGATTTCAAGAATGGTTGGGGACTATCTCTTGTCAGCGGACCCGGTACAAATTCTAATGAGGGTACGTTTGAGGTTGCTGTTCTAGATCCTAAAGGAAATATAAATTTCGACTATACTGATGGGGAAGTATTATCGTATCAAAGTATTGCGGATATTGAGAATATTGCTAAGGTAATAAGTGGAATTAGAAACTAATATGACAACCCTAAGCAGTCAGTATACGTCGTATGGAAACATGGAAGTAGTTGAGGTGGAGTTGGATGGCTTAAGATGTATGGTTGAACCCCCTGAACAACAAGATTTCTATGACAAACTAAAAATAGAGATATCTAATGATGGTTATATGCTAGATCCTATACTAATAGTACCTTTCTCTAAAGAAAGACTTGACCATATGATCTCTAATAGTCTTTTCAGAGGTCTTAAAGGTATCTTAAAAGAGAATCCCCCGGATTGGGATAATCTTTCTGAGGTTATGGTAGTAATGAAGGGTAACAATAGAGTGTTAATTGCAAAGGAACTAGGTCACGATAAAATTGATGCTGTTATTATGAAGACTGATGATGTTGTTGGGGTGGGTAGGGTTATGAAAAAATCGAAGACTAATTCGGAGATACGAGATGAAAGATTATGAAGACAAAGGAACGGTGGTTAACCGAGACAGATGCCCCCAATGTGCAGTAAAGGGGCTAGATACTTCCAGTGATAACTTAGCTGTCTATGATGATGGTCACAGTTATTGCTTTAGTTGTGGCTTCTACGTAAAGGGAGATAATACCACAAAGATGACAAATGTAATTGAAGGAACGTCCGCTAATTTTATTCAGGGTGATTGTATTGCCCTCAAGTCCCGTGGAATTACAGCGGAGATTGCTAAAAAGTATGGCTACCAAGTAGCCGAGGTTAACGGGCAAAGAAAAGAGATTGCTCCCTTCTTTAATGATGGGATCATGATAGCTCAGCATGTACGTGGAGCTAATAAATCCTTTAGGTGGATTGGTAATAGTTATAAGCCAACCATGTGGGGCCAACATCTTTGGAGAAACGGTGGCAAGAGAGTCATCATTACTGAGGGTGAGTATGATTGTATGACTTGTAACCAAGCACTAGGAGGACGATGGCCTGTTGTGTCATTACCTAATGGTGCGGCTGGAGCAGGTAAGGCTGTGAAAGATAATCTTGAGTGGTTAGTTTCCTATCAAGAAATAGTCTTGGCGTTTGATCAGGATGAAGCTGGACAAAAGGCTATGAATGAGGTTGCGGAACTTCTGCCTCCGGGTAAGTGTAAGATTGCTAGTATTCCCGGCAAGGATGCTAATGAGTGTCTTGTTAATGGACAAGGTAGTGAGTTAGTATCCGCTCTTTGGGAAGCACAGAGCTATTCTCCCGATGAGATCATTCATGTTTCTAAGATAGCAGATCAATCTGATTTCTCAAAGACTAGGGTATATCCCTTCCCATTCACTAGGCTGACAGAGTTTCTCATTGGTCAAAGATCAGGAGAGGTTTCACTGTGGGCTTCAGGTACTGGCTCTGGTAAGTCTACAATCTTAAGAGAAGTTATGCACCATCATCTTGAGGAAGACCGTAGTGTTGGTGCTATTATGTTAGAGGAAGCACCACAGGAAACTATGGATGATATGATTTCTCTAATGATTAATAAACCTGTTCGTGCTATTAAGGCTGTTAGGCTTATGAACGAACTTAGGGATAAGATGGGAAAGCCGCCAATTCATATGGATATTATTGATGAGCTTTCGGATGAGGAGTATGCTGAAGCAAGAAGTAAGCTTAATGAAACATCCTTCTACATCTATGATCATCTTGGTAATAATGCACTGAAGAATCTATGCGCTCGCATGGAATACATGGCTGTATCCCTTAAGGTTGATGTCATTGTGTTAGATCATATCACGGCTGCTGCTACTGGTTTAATGAATGCTGCCACTGATTTCGATGGTGGTAACTCAGAGCGACTCTTGATTGATAACATCATGAAGGAACTGAGGTCGTTGGTTTCTCGTACTGGAGTACGCATTGATGTTGTGTCTCAGTTACGTAAGACTAATAAAGCTTATGAAGAGGGTGATCGTATTACCTTGCAGGATTTACGAGGCTCAGGAAGCCTAGCTTCTGTACCTAATGTTGTTGTTGGTTTGGAAAGAGATCGTCAGAACCCTGATGAGAACATAGCCAATACTACCATAGTTCGGGTACTAAAGAATAGACTTACTGGCCGTGCTGGTATTGCTAGTACACTCTTTTACGATAGAAAGACTGGTCGTTTGGAAGAGATTGATCATGCTATTGATGATACCGGCCAAACTTTATTTCAACCAATAGAAGCAGGGGATAACAATGGCTGAAGAACAAACACCTAAGATGGAACTGATAGACCATGAGAGTACGGTTAATCTAACACAGGATGTTACTATATTACCTGACGGGGATCATCAAATCTCTATGGCAATCGGGGAAGATTCTTTTAAAGTACCAGTCAATGTAGACAGGTCTTTAGATAAGATTAAAATCTCATACGAGCATGATAATCACCACTATATTTATGTATTACATAGTGATGGACGAAGTTATTCTCATGTTAGGTTTATGGGAAATGAAGCTGAGTCCCCTCATGAATGGGAACGAAAAGGAAGCTGGCGTTACTTTTAGGAGATCCTTATGAACCGGATCGTATTTGATATTGAAGCAAATGGTTTAACAGAAGTTGTATTGAACTCTAAAGGTCAGGTGTTTAAAGAAGCGGATACCGTATACTGTATGGTAACGAAGAACCTAGACACTGGTGAGTATAAAGAATATGGACCTTGTGAGATAGAAGAGGGGGTAGAGGAGCTAAGGAATGCTGATGTTATTATAGGTCATAACATTCTGATGTATGACATTCCTCTATTGGAGCGTATCTACGGACCTATCCTAAGTTCTTTGACAAGAGCATTAGACACTCTTATTATTAGTAAGTTAATGTTTCCAGATAAATCTCAACACCCTCTAACGGGTAACTCACTAGATTGTTGGGGAACATATCTTAACTACCCTAAGTTAGAATATGATGGTGGGTGGGCAGCATTCAACGAGAAAATGATAGGCTATTGTCGAGGGGATGTGTCCCTCAATCATAAGATCTATAAGTATCAATTAGATTTTATTAAGGCTAACATAAAGATTGTTAGGTTTGAACATATCATTACTGAGATCATCGCTAATCAAACGGCTAATGGTTTTAACTTTGACTTACCAAAGGGTAAGGAGTTGTTAACCAAGCTAGAGAAGAGATCAGAGGATATACGAGAAGACCTAAAAGACATCTTTCCTCCTGTTGTTCAAACACGATTCTCAGATAAGACTGGTAAGAGATTAAAGGATAAGATAACTATCTTCAACCCCGGCTCTAGAAAGCAAATAGCTGAGAGACTGAAGGAAAAGTATGGATGGAAAGCACCTCAAACCGAAAAGGGAAACCCGAAGGTAGATGAGGCTGTACTCAAGAAGTTAAAATATCCTGAGGCTAAGAAACTGGTTGAATACTTTAACATTATTAAGCTAATGGGGCAGGTAACTGATTGGGTTACTCGTGCATCTAATTCAAGAGATGGTCGTATACATGGTTCTATTAATCCACACGGTACTGTGACAGGTCGCATGACCGCAAGCCAACCTAATCTCCAACAAGAAAGTAACGATCAACGAGCAAGAGCTTTGTTCATACCTAAAGATGGTTGGGTTCAAGTTGGTATTGATGCACAGGGATTGGAAGCTAGAATGTTAGCTAGTAGAATGTATCCTTATGATCGTGGTAACTACGGAAAAATTATTATAGAAAAGGATATTCATGATGAGAATCAGAGGCTTGCTGGATTGCCCTCCAGAAATGCGGCAAAAACTTTCTTCTATGGTTTTATATATGGGGCTGGTGATGCTAAGATTGGAAAGATCGTGGGACAAACCGCTGCGGTCGGAAAGAATCTTAAGGCACAATTCCTGCAAAAGTTGCCAGCTTTAAAGAAAGTAATTCAGAATTGTAAGTTTCAGGTGAGTAAATCTGGTACAATACAGTTGCTAGATGGCCGCGAAGTTCCATGTCGTTCGGTACATGCTGCACTCAATGTCCAGCTACAGGGTGACGGAGCTATTATAATGAAACTTGCTCAATGTATATTAGACAGGAAGATTAAGCGAGCAGGTTTGGAGGGTGCAGCTAGATTTATAGCTACTGTACATGATGAATGGCAACTTGAGGCTAAGAAAGATGTAGCAGATAATATAGGTAAGATGGGGTGTGATAGTATAAGAGAAGCAGGAGAGCGACTCGATTGTAAAATTGAATTAGATGGTAATTATATTGTTGGAAGGAATTGGGCAGAATGTCATTAATAGATATACCACATAAAGAGTACAGTAAAATTAAAGTTTATATAGCTGGTCCAATGCGAGGACGGAAGAACCTCAATCATGAGGCTTTTGATAGAGCAGAGAAGCGTTTAATTAGAAAGATGGTTTGGGATCCTGTTAATCCAGCAGAAATGGATAGAATTTACGGGATAGATCCATCTAAAGATATGACTAAAGAAGAATTAAAAGAAGCCTTGAAACGGGATGTAGAAGCATTGTTTGAGGTCCATAGTATCTATATGTTAAAAGGCTGGGAGGAAAGCTTAGGGGCTAGAATGGAACATGCTTTGGCTGTTGCACTAGGCTTGTCAATTTTCTATGAATAGATTCCATGTTTCTGTTGGTTTCTTTCATTGGACTAATCCAGCTTTAAGACCAAAAGAACTTAAAGAGAAAGAATTGAATATTGGACAATGGATATTCAAGTTTTTCTCTAGTATACCCTATACTCATTGTGATATTAGAATTTATTGTAAGGGTTTAGATCTCACTTTATTGTGTACTGAGAATAGACAAGCCGCCTTTTATCCTACAGATGCTGTTTACAGTTACTTTGGTAAGGCGGATATCATGATTGAATTGGGAGAGTTTGAGTTTGATGTTAGCAAGATTGATAAGTTTTTATTTCCATCTTACGTTGGAACAAGATGGCGATTAAGTTTATGGTATTTCATTACCAGATTTTTATTTGTAAGAAAAACAAAAACTTGTACAACTGCGGTGTGTCACATATTACAAGACATAGGATTACCTGTGGGTAATTTTGCGATACCCGCAAACTTATACAAGGAGATACAAAATGCACCTAATTTTAATAGGAGGAAAGGCTGGCGTTGGAAAGACTACTTTGGCTAAGCATATAGCCGAGTTTGCTTTTAACAGCGGTCTACGACCAAAGCTTATGTCTTTTGCAGGTGCTTTAAAACGAGAAGCAAAGTCTTTGGGTTATGGAAAAGAAGAACAGCCTGAGAAGTATAGAGAATATTGTCAACAGGTTGGAAGAGAAAAAAGATTAGAAGATAAGGATCATTGGGTGAAACGATTTCACCATGACTTATTAGAAGTAATGGCTGAAGAGATTAAGCTCTTAAAAGTGGGTAATAAATATTGGGAAACTTTAGTTATTGTGGATGATTGTAGATATTTAAATGAAGTTGCATATGGTAAACACCATGACGCAGTACAATTATTCCTGATGGCTAGTGATCGCAAGTTACCTAATGATGATGCAGATTGGCGTAAGGATGAATCAGAGTATCTTGCTAATATAATTGAAACAGATGAAGAATCAGATTATGCTGAATTATTTGATTGGTTGGTATACAATAATGATACTTTAGATGCGTTGACTCAAAGAGTAAAGAAAGCATTACCTATTTGGTGTGGCATGGAACCACATCCTTCTGATGATGAAGACGATGAAACATGGTTAGAGATTATAGAATCTCAAGATGATATTTGGGAAAAGATGATGGACTTGTTTGATAAATTAGAGGACGATGATGAAGAAACCTAGCATTGCAATTTTAGATAGTGATATTCTTATATATCGTGCATCCTTTTGGGCTGACGTTGAGGGTATTGATGAACTGGAATCAAGATTAAAGCAAGATATTATTAATTGGACACCGGAGGGTGTTGATAATGTTATTTTGGCTAGGTCTTGCGATAGAGAAACAAACTTTAGAAGGAAGTGTTTACCTTCGTATAAGTTTAACCGAAACGATAAACCAGTACCCGAGTGTCTTGAATACTCGAAAGAAATATTAGATACTTTAGGTGATGTTCGTATGGTCCCTACTATTGAGGCAGATGATCTCATGGGAATTGGGGCATCTTCTGGTAAGGCTATTGCTGTTACTATAGATAAAGATCTTAGAGGAGTACCGGGATGGCATTGGAATCCTGATAAGGAACCAGAACCTACTCTGGTTTCTGACTATGAAGCAGATAAATTCTTTGCTTGTCAGTTAATATCTGGAGATGGGACCGATAATATACCGGGGTTGTTTAGAAAAGGTAAGAGCTTTTTCGAAAAGAATATCCTACCGTTTGATGATGAAGATTGGTGGTGGGAAATTTGGTGGGCATATGAAGAAGATGGTCATAACATGGATTCATTTTTAGCACAGGCTAGATCTCTTCGTATCCTACGAGATGGTGAATATAATAAAGAAACTAAAGAAATCACCCTCTGGAGCCTTCCAGACAGGTATGCCGAATAACCGGGTATAATAGTATATCCAGAAGGAGAAATCATGAGTAGTAATTCAATGACTGAACCGCCACCTTTGCATGTTGACTTTATGCCTTCCCTTTCCTATCTACCGACTCCCTCTCATGCTACTGAGGGTTCAGCCGGGCTAGATCTGAGAGCAGGGATAAAAGGTAGTAAGACAATTAAGCCCGGTGAGTGTGTTCATATATCAGCAGGATTATCAATAGGTATTCCACCGGGATACTTCGGCTTAATCGCCTCTCGCTCAGGTTTGAGCCAAGAGGGAATCCATCTAGCCAATGGAATTGGAGTCATTGACAGTGACTATAGAGGCGATGTAATTATTGTAATAAGAAATTCAGGGTCAGAACCATTCGAAATAACTTCCGGTATGAGAATAGCACAGCTTATTCTTGTGCCTTATGCTAAAGTTCAGCTTGTGGATGTCTGTGATTTAGCAGATACCGAGAGAGGATCTGGAGGATTCGGAAGTACGGGGGTTGACTAATGGATACCTTCAGAAATTTCATTGCCGTATCGAGATATGCTCGTTGGCTTGATGGTGTTCGACGAAGAGAAACTTGGGAAGAAACTGTTACTAGATATTGGGATTGGATTACGGATAAGTTCCCTATCTTACTGGATAAAGCCCCGTACATTAAGGATATGATCTTAAAACACGAGATCATGCCAAGTATGAGAGCTTTGATGACCGCTGGTGAGGCTGCGGACAGAGATAATACTTGTATCTATAATTGTTCTTATCTAGAGATCGACACCCCTAGAGCCTTTAGTGAGCTTATGTATATTCTAATGAATGGAACTGGAGTGGGCTACTCGGTCGAGTCGAAGGTTGTAAGTAAGCTGCCTAAAGTTCCTTCAGATATTATGAGGGTCAAGGGCGTTAAGGTTACTGTCGAAGATTCCAAAGAGGGTTGGGCTAATGCCTGCCTCGAACTACTCGAAAACCTATGGTTAAAGGGTGTCCATCCAACTTGGGATCTCACACAAATTAGATCCGCTGGTAGTAGACTACATACCTTTGGTGGTAGAGCCTCTGGTCCTGAGCCTTTGGAAGCTGTCTTTAAGTATGTTGTTAAGGTATTTGAGAATGCCCAAGGACGTAAGCTTACTTCCTTGGAGTGCCATGATATTTGCTGCGTTATTGCTAAGTCGATTATTGTTGGTGGTGTACGTAGATCTGCAATGATTTCCCTATCTGATTTAACTGATCGTGAGATGGGTAAGTGCAAGAGTGGTGCATGGTGGGAAGGTTCCGGCCATCGTTCTCTTGCTAATAACTCAGCGGTCTACAATGGACGGCCATCGTTAACCGAGTTCATGACTGAGTGGAGAGATTTATATGACTCCCATTCTGGTGAACGTGGTATCTTTAATCGCATGGGCGCACAAGAACAATGCGAATGGTTAGGACGAGACTCAGCTATTGACTATGGGGTAAACCCATGTGCTGAGATCTTACTAAGACCTAAGCAGTTCTGTAATTTAACTGAGATTATTATACGACCTGATGATAAGATCTCTGATATCAAAAGGAAGATTGAGGCTGCTACCATACTTGGTACTATTCAATCTTCCTTTACTTACTTCCCCTACCTTTCTAATGATTGGGAAGAGAATGTTAGAGATGAGAGATTACTAGGTGTTTCCTTTACTGGAATTTATGACAACCCGTTGATGTGGGGTAAAGATGGACTTAATAAATTATCGGGTCGTCTGAATCGTTGGCGAGAATTTGCAAGACGAACTAATACAAGTTGGGCCAAGGAAATAAATATCAATCCTTCGGCTGCAATAACCTGCGTAAAACCTAGTGGGACTGTATCATGTCTTAGTAACACAGCATCAGGTATCCACCCTAGATATTCTAGGTATTATATTCGTAGAGTACGTATTGATAAGAAAGATCCATTGTACTTCTTTCTGAATGATTCGGGAGTACCCTCAGAAGACTGTGTATTAAATCCAAACAGTACTGCGGTATTCTCGTTCCCCATGCAAGCACCTAAGTATGGGAAAACAGCAGATGAGGTTACGGCATTGGAACATCTAGAGTTATGGCGAGTCTATAAGAATCATTGGTGTGATCATAATCCATCCATCACTGTAAATTATTCTGATGATGAGTTTCTATCTGTCGGTGCTTGGGTATGGGAGAACTTTGATGACATTCAGGGTATTTCTTTCTTACCTAAAGTCGATCATATTTATGAACAAGCTCCATTCGAAACGGTTGATGAGGTTAGATATAAAATGATGTCTGATAAAATGCCGTTGGTAGATTTCTCTAAGCTTAGTTCTTATGAAGTTGAAGATACCACCAAAGGATCACAAACATTAGCGTGTACTGGTGGATCTTGTGAAGTAGTAGATTTAGTGGAGGCGTAAGAATGTTAGATCCGTATAGACAATTAATGATTAATGGACAGCTTAACCAATTACAAGCTGTTCAAATGTTACAATCATTGGATAAGAGAATTACAGAATTAGAGAAGGGTACGAATGAAAAACCAGAAAGACAAACTACCAGTACTAGACGAACATCTAGTAAAGATTCTGGAAAAACTGTACCCTCCACTTGAATATAGTCCAGATATATCTCAAGAAGATTGGGCTTTTCGTGGTGGTCAGCGTGATGTAGTAGCTAAGCTACGACACATATATTCACAACAACAGAAAGGGGAATACTATGCCTGATGCAATGTATGAAAATCTTAAAGCCAAGCAGGCAGCAGGTCCAGAAGCGGGTATGATGCCCCCTCCAGCGGCTGATGCTGCTATGATGGATATGGGCGGTATGCCTATTGAAGAAGATATGGGTGAGTTAGCTACGGAAGGCCGTGGTGGAGATATCGTCATGGGACACCTTACTCCGGGTGAGCTTATAATTCCTGTGGCTATGATGGAAGATCCTGAGATTGCAAGAGTATTAGAGGATGCTTTTGATGCTTTTGAAATGGATATGGATAGATTTACTGTAGGACATGAGAACAATAGTATTAATCCAGATACCGGATACCCTGAATTTGAGGGTATGAATTATGATGAACTATGGCGGATGCAGATACAGGCACAACAAGAGGCAGTAAAGGAAAGAGAGGCTTATAGAGATCAAGCTTGGTCAAGACAAATTCAGCAGCAAGAGGAAACTAAAAGGATACAAGAAGAATATGATTTGACAGCAAGAGAAAATAGAGCAGCCAATGTAAGGGCAGCGTCCTTAAGGCATAAACAACAAGAGGAGAGATTAAGAAAGACCCAAGCAGAAACTCGTCTATTAGCTGAAGAACGCCGTACCCATGAAAAGGTTCAAGCAGTAAAAGCAGAACGTAAAAGACAAGCTAGAAAAAAGGGTAAGACCCATGCTCTTACTGCTGCAACAGCCGCTGCGGCTCATGCCCCAAATAAACCTAGAGGAGCAGGAGTAGCTAAAGTATCTCGTAGAACGGCTCCCACAAGATTTTATAGCGCACCCGGTACTGGTGCTGGCGGCGAGGGTGGTCGTCACACCGCAATGGGTCGTAGACCCGCGTGATAGAAAGAAGGTAAACTATGGGAACATCAGTAGATAATACAATGCCTTACGTTCCTGATCCAGTCGAACAAACTGCTGCGTATGATGAGTTTATGGATGAAACTAGGGCTGAAGAAGATCTAGCGTGGCAAGAGAGAATGGATGAGGTTCTACAACAAGAGGAGGAGTTTAAAGCTTTAGAAGAGGAAGTAATCTCTCAAGAGGAATTAGAGCTACAGCAAGAAGAAGAGCAGATATCAGATACAGAGCAACAGGCTCAACAAGAAGCTGGTGTAATCCAAGATCCTACTGCTCCGGGTCAAGACCCTGATGATTTCTTATATGGATTCTATGGTTTAATTGATGATGAGGAATATTATTCAGATCTGGATGGTGATGAGGATGATTATTATTGATCTTTATTAGGAGATAACAATGGCTGAAGATAAAATTGTAGAACGCTGGAGACTATTAGATGGTCAGCGTCTTATGATCCTAGGGCGCGCACTAAAATGTGCCGCACTCCCAATTCCCTCCTTACTTCCACCAGAAGGTTTAACAGAAGCGAATCAATTACCTCAGGCTTATTCATCTGTTGCAGCTAGAGGCGTTACTAATATGGCCTCTAAAATTCTATCGGCTATGCTTCCCCTAAACGATGCTCCCTTTTTTAAGTTTGAATTATCTACTGGCATGGAACCAACACAAGAAATAGAGAACTTTCTAGATAGGTTATCTTATCAAACCTATAATAAACTTTCCAGTCGAAACCTAAGAGAAACAATTTATCTTGCCTTGCAGCATCTTATTGTTATTGGGGATGTGTTAGTAATTCAAGAAGATGATTTTAATTTTAGGGTAATTCGATTAGATCAGTTTGTTTTACGTAGAGATGTAGACGGTATTACTCAGGAGATCATTTACCTAGAGTATATAGCTAAGGATAATGATGAGGAAATTCTAGCTGGTTATTATAACTCTACTACAAATGCTAAGAAAGGGTATGATACAGTATATGTAAGACTAGAATTACAAGAAGATGATACATGGAAACAAACAGCCCAAGACGAAGAAGGAACAACCGTAAACTCAGGTTCGTTTAAAGTATCTCCTGTGGTTCCATTACGATGGGCTATTGTTGCAGGGGAAAATTATGGTCGCTCTCATTGTGAGGATATTATTGGCGATATCCAGACTCTCGAATCATTTACCGAAGCTTTAATCGAAGGTATTGCTGCTGGCTCAGCCTTTTGGATTGGTATTGATCCCGCAGGTTTAACTGAATTAGATGACATTGCTGGAACCTCTAATGGAGGCTTTGTGTCTGCAAGACAACAAGATGTCTTTACCCTTAGTCCTTCTGGTACTATGAACCCTCAGATTCAATCGACTCAGAGTGGTGTCGAAACTATGCGAAGAGAGATTGGCAACGCTTTCTTACTCAGTGGTTCAGCAATACCTAGTGGAGATCGTGTTACCGCAACGGCTGTTCGAATGATTGGTTCAGAATTAGAGACAATTCTAGGTGGTGCATTCTCAGCAATTTCTAGAGAATTAATGGAGCCTATTGTTCGTCGATCAGTACATCTTATGCTTGAAAATAATGAGATAGATCCTAGATTACAGGAACAGTTTTCTGAAGATGGTTTGTTAACAGTAGAGATTGTAACAGGATTACAAGCACTTAGTAGAGACACAGATCTTTCTAAGCTTATGCAAATGGGTGAGATGGTAAAGAATTTACCGCCACCCGCACTTGAATTATTTAGATGGGATGAGTATGCTAAAGCTCTAATTACCTCTATTGGATTTGATTCTACTAAGTGGGTTAAGTCCCCTGAGGAAGTTCAGGAAGAAAAGATGGCTCTGATGGAACAGCAACAAGGCGCACAAACACAAGCTGGTATCCAAAGTCAACTCGCCCAATCGGGAGCCGGTGCTGTCGGAGACTTGGCTGCTAAAGATCTACAGGAAACAGGTGGTCAAGGTATCCAACAAATCTTACAACAGAATCCTGAATTAGCAGAGCAGGTTTCGCAACTTAGTGGAGGTGTAATCTAATGGCTTTTCAAACCTCTACTATTGCTTCTTCAACCACAACTAAGATGCCTGCCGGATATACGAAAAAGTATTCCGCTTCAGCTACTAGTGTACTTTCATCTACAACCGATGGTGTTGTGACTACCTCAATTTCTGATGTATTTGCTAATAAAAAAATAGCTGTTGCTGTGGAAACAGTTGTTAGGTTTAATGCTGATGCTTCCATAAGATTGCAAGCATCTCCAGATGGTACAAATTGGGTAGATGTTTCAACTATATCAGCTACATCAGGACTTACCGCAGTTGGTACTAATACATTTGTTGTAGATAACAGTGATTTTTATGCACCGTATTGGCGGTTAATTATTAATGAGGAAGCTGCCACTATATATGGTGGTTCATATTCAGCCGGAACCGTTAAGACTGAATACTCTATAAGTTAGGAGAGAACTAATGGCAACCTTTATAGTCGAGGAAGACTTTGCAACTTCCACAGTTAATTTATATACAAAATATGAAACAGCAGCCTCTCCTCTTATCTCTGGTCTTACGGGATCTGGTACTGGTGATATCTTAGCCTCTCGTGCCATCAGTACTACAGCTTTTAACGGTAAGAAAATTATGGTGGGAGTAGATGTTACTATTGCTTTTTCTGATGTTGCTTCAACCTTAACAGTACAGCTATCTCACGATGGTAGTAACTTTACTGATACCTTTGCTACAATATCTTCAGATATTACCCCTAATGTTACTGGTCTTAAGATGGCTTTGGTTGATTTTACAAATACAGATGTTCCATTCTTTAGAATTGTAGCTAATGCTAGTGGGTTAACTTGGGGCAATAGTGGTAAACTTAAGTTCTTTTACCTATTACCACCGGCATGATCAATAGAGTAACTGTTGATATCCCTGAGCAAGAGCTAGGATCATTTAAGATTCAACACTGTAAAAGAAAATATGGTAAAGAAACTATATTATTCCATAATAAACAACACATAATGTCGGATAGACCAAGTGAATTTATAGAACATAGGCCGCTATTTTCTGAGACACTGAGGGGAAACATATTAGTTACTGGCTTAGGTATAAGCTATGTACATAATAAAATATTGTTTTCCCCTGAAGTAGAACGAGTTATTATCTTAGAAAAATATCCTGAGGTTGTAGGATTAGTATGGCCTTATTGTAAAAAGGATGATCGGTTTGAAGTTATTTGCTATGACTCCGATGACTGGGAACCTACTTTGCATTTCGATTTGGCTTGGATGGACTCTTGGACGGAGCATCATTCTGTCCCTCAAGAACTATGGTGGAAAAAAACAGAAGAGAAGTACAGTTCGCACTGTGATAAAATAATGTTTTGGAAGCCTACTAAACTTATGAACGGAGGTTGATATGGCAACTTACACTCCTACTGCTTCGGCTACTTCGGGAGCAAGGATACCTTGGCCTATAGATAAACCTCTCTGTCGATTAGAAATATCTAAAAACATACCAACGCCTATAAAATATGAAGAAGATAATACAACATACACAGTACCTATAGATGGGTCGTTTGCTACGACGCACGTAGGTACTGGCTGGATTCAATCTGGTAGAACATATCTTTTATCAGTTACAGTTCGTTATCAAATGGATGATGCTGGTGATGATTTAGTAATTACTATGTTGGAACGTAGTACTGGATCTAATGTGGTTATGGATGGTTCTAAAATGAAACACCTTGGTAGGCAAAATCCACCAACAAACCATTATTCTACGTATACTTTTGTTACTCAGTTTACTGCTAGTAGTACTAGTACAAATGGACCTATAGTTTACTTAGAACATACTGGAGCAGGTACGGCAACTAGTCCTATACAAGACTATGCTCAAATGATTTTGTTTGACCTTACGGATATGACAGAAGGTAATGATTATTTCTACGAAGAGAACTCAACAGATGCCTCTAATACAACTACCCCAGTTACGAGAGAATCCGCCACATTAAACTTAACAAAAGATAATAAAGGTCTTTGGTTATTGGGTGCTGCGTCTCAATATAAGTGTAATAACGATAATGACTATGAGTCTACGGTTATTATTAGGAATCAAGATGCCTCAATTTTAGGGGGAGATGTTTTAACATTAGATACAAGTGAAACAAATGATGAGGATATGCTTACATATACTACATTATTAGATAACGATTTATCAGATACTTCGTGGGATATACTACTAAAGACTAGTGACGAAACTGCGGCAGGCCGTGGTGTTTCTGCGAATCTAACACAACATAATAAAGTATTCGGTATTCGTCTTGGTAAATTTGTATCTTCTTCCTTTAGTTCAAACCAAGCTACTGATACTTCAGCAACTAATGATACTAAGACAATATCTATTGAATTAACTGGTATTAAACCACAATATGATTCACCAAATTACCTAGTACTTCATGGTGGTCTTGCTAACTTTGAAAGTGGAACAGCCGCATCTAGGAAAAAGGTTAAGTTTTTTACTGATGTACAGTGGAAAAATACAGGGGGTACATATGCTAGGTATGGTGATGATGATCAACAAGCTTATAGTACATTAATTTGGCGAGGGAATACTGCGATAAGTGCAGACTATGATGATAAGTTACCTTGGTTATCTACAGTACCTCCTACAACCCTTAGTGGTATAGGAACATCTAGTGAACTATCCTTTAAGCTTGAGATTTGGAAGTCTCATCCTACAGGATCTAATGCAGATGTAGTAGAGGGTACTGATATATTTCTTGGTGTTATTGAGCTACCACCTGACTTAGACTATGACGATGGTGGATCTTATGTAGTTAAAGCAAACCATAGTACTTTATTATGTGGGCCTACGACACTAGAAGAATGTATAAATACTCGTAATAGATTACTAGAGGCTAGAGGATTTAGAGTTCCAGAAAAATGGGATACTGTTTGGACGAAACAAGACATAGAAAAAACATAGGGGAATATTTTGTTTAGACTCCTTAGAACACTAGTGTCGGATGCTATACTACCAAGTACATATTTGGATTTTGAAACAACTCATTTTAAAAGGGAGGATTTTATCATGCCTACAGTTGGGAAGGGTAAGAAAAAGAAGAAATTTAAATATACCAAAGCAGGTATGAAAAAGGCTAAAGCTTATGCTAAGAGAACTGGCAAAAAAGTTAAGTATTCTAAGTAGTTTATTTCTTGGGGGTTGTTTTTCTACGAATAAAACTAAGTTACCTTCTATCGCACCTGAGAATGTAACAACCGATATGGTTGAAAGAGTACAGAGTTTGAATAACCTGTCTATTCTTAGTGCTATAGGGGGCTTTTGTTTACTAGCAGGTATGGTTCTTCTAGTATTAACCAGAGGATCTATGGGATGGAGGGCAATTTTAGGTGGTAGTTTAATGATCGTAGTTAATTACCTTATTGCTCTATATGCCTCATGGATTTTTATTCCTGTAGTTGTTGTAACCGGAGCTATTAGTATAGCTTGGGGTTGGAAAATTATTGTTAAGATTATTAATGACGATAAGATCAAAGTAAAGGAGATCATTAGTGTTTAGTAGTGTGTTAGGAACAGTTTTTTATACTGCTGTAGTTTTTATAGTCGGTGGAATCATCGGCAGACCGTTATATACTTGGGTAAATAAGATGATGCCTTGGTCTAAGTCAACTTAGGGGGAACCATAGCTATGGAATTAGAAGCATTCACAATAATAGAAGTCTTGATAGGAACAGGAATTGTTTCTATGTTATGGCAAATGAATAGACAACTAGGTTCTTTAGCTACGGAGATGAAACGCTTTTCAAACATGATATCAGATCATGAAACAAGAATAAGAAAAATAGAAGGAAACTAATATGGCAGAGACAAATGAAACACAGCCGGAATTCGATTATCAACAGCCTGTTGTAAACGAAGCGGCAGAACAAGTACAAGAAATGCAGCAGGGGTTAACAGCTTCCCCGGATGATATG